ATGAGCAGTGTTGTTGCAATCGTCAAAAGCATTGTTGGCCAAGTTTTCGTCATTTCTCCGGAAGGCGCCCGTCGGGTGCTGGTTGAAGGTGATCGCCTGTTTGCCGGCGATCAGATAGACACCGGCATGTCGGGCTCCGTGAGCCTGGAGCTGGCCGATGGCCGTACGCTGGACCTGGGGCGTGATACCCAGTGGAGCGCCAACGCGCCCGACTCCAGCACTGACCTGGCCCAAGCCACTGCACAGGCCGCACCTTCGGTTGCCGAACTGCAGCAGGCCATTGCCGCCGGCGCTGACCCGACCACCGACCTGGAAGCCACCGCCGCAGGCGCGACAGCTTCCGGCACGGGCGCTGCCGGTGGCGGCCACAGCTTTGTGATGCTTGATGAGACCGCAGGCTCGGTCGATCCGACCATTGGGTTTCCGACTGCTGGCCTGGGTTTCGCAACCAATGCGTTGACCAACGAACTCGGCGGGCAGCCGACTGACCCACTCACGGCCGCACCGTTGCCCTCGACCCTGACCCTGGGCGCCACACCGACCATCACCGAAGCCGGCGGCGTGCTGACCTACACCGCCACAGTGACCCAGCCGTCCACCAGCAACCTGACGATCACCCTGTCCAACGGCGCGGTGATCACCATCCCGGCCGGCCAAGTGACCGGCTCCGTCAATGTGCCTTTGGCGCCCAACGACAGCCCGTACATCGATCCAGGCCAGATCAGCGTCACCGTCACCGGCACCACCGGCGGTAACAACCTGATCTTGACCGTCGACCCGACACCGGCAGTCACCCAGATCACCGACACCATCGACACCACCACTGTGACCCTGACAGCAGGCGAAACGGTGACCGAAGGCGGCCAGATCACTTACACCGCGACCCTGACCAACCCGGCACAGACCCCTGTCACCATCACCTTGAGCAACGGCTCGGTGATCACCATTGAGGCAGGCAAGTCCACCGGTACGGTGGTGGTCGATACGCCGGCCAACGACGTCTACAACAATGGCAGCACGGTCAGCACCACCATTACCGGGGCAACCGGTGGCAACTTCGAAAAGCTGGAGCCCGACACCACCCCAGCTGTCACCACGATCACCGACTCGGTGGATGACACTGGCCTGACCCTCACCGCCACCAATACCGTGACCGAAGGCGGCCAGATCACCTACACCGCGACCCTGACCAACCCGGCGCAAACCCCGGTTACCGTGACGTTGTCCAACGGTTCGGTGATCACCATCAAGGCCGGCGAATCCGTCGGCACCGTGGTGGTCGATACCCCGGCGAACGACGTCTACGTCAACGGCAGCTCCGTCACTACGACTATCACCGGGACCACCGGTGGCAACTTTGAAAACCTGGTGCCCAACACGACGCCAGCCGTCACGACCATCACCGATTCGGTCGACACCACCACCGTGACACTGACAGCGCCAGGCGATGTCAACGAAGGCGGCCAGATCACCTACACCGCCACGCTTTCCAATAAAGCAGACACCGACGTTACGCTGAAGCTGGATAACGGTTCGACCATCATCATCAAGGCGGGTGAAACCGTTGGCTCCGTCACCGTCGATGCTCCGGGCGATGATGTGTTTGTCGACAAAAGCACGCAAACCGTGAAGATCGTCGAGACTGATGGCGGTAACTTCGAAAAACTGGAAGTGGCCGGTGACGGCGCTACCACCACCGTGAACGACACCATCGACAAGGTCGATGTGGTGCTGACGGCGACCACCACCGTGGGCGAAGGCGGCCAGATCGTTTACACCGCATCGCTGGTGGACAAGGCGGGTAACCCGGTCACCAACACCACCAATCCGTTGACCGTGACCCTGGGCAATGGCCAGACCATTACCATTGGCGTCGGCCAATCCGCGGGCACTGCCAGCACTGTTGCGCCTAATGACGTGTATGAGGGCAACCAGACCGTCACCACCGCGATCACCAATGTGACCGGCGGCGCGCACTTCGAGAACCTGGTACCTGGCACCACGCCAGTCAACACCACCGTGACCGACACACCCGGCACCACTGACACCACCACCGTCACCCTGACCGCACCGGGCGAGGCCGACGAGGGTGGCAACATCACCTACACCGCGACCCTGAGCAACAAAGCCGGCAGCGACCTGACCCTTACCTTGAGCAATGGTGACGTCATCACTATCGCCAAGGGCGAGACCACAGGCCAAGTGACCTCCAAGGCACCGACCGACGACGTATTCAAAGATGCGGGTCCGATCAACGTCACGATCAATCCGGACTTTGTGGGTGGTGGTTTCGAGAAGCTTGATATCGCTCCGGGTGGGGCGACGACGCAGATCAACGACACCATCGACAAGGTCGATGTGGTGCTGACCGCGACCAAAACCGTGGGTGAAGGTGGTGAGATCGTTTACACCGCAACCTTGGTGGATAAGAACGGCGCACCGGTGACTAATATCACCAGCCCAGTGACTGTGACTCTGGATAACAACCAGGTCATCACCATTGGCGTGAATCAGTCGAGCGGGACTGTCTCGGTTGTGGCTCCGGATGATGTTTACAAAGGTGATCAGACTGTTACGACCGGCATCGAAAAAGTCACCGGTGGCGAGCACTTCGAGAACCTGGTTCCAGGTACCGATAAAGTCACGACCGTCGTAACCGACACACCAGGCACCGATAACACCACTACCGTTACGTTGACGGCTCCGTCGGAAGTGAGTGAAGGCGGCACGATCACTTACACCGCCACCTTGAGCAACAAGGCTGACACCGACGTCACCCTGACGCTCGATAACAAACAAACCATCACCATCAAGGCCGGCGAAACCGTTGGTACTGTGATTGTTGATGCCCCTGGCGATGACGTGTTCATCGACAAGAGCACCCAGACCGTCCAGATCACCGGCACCGCGGGTGGCAACTTCGAGAAGCTTGTGGTTGCTGGCGACGGCGCGACTACGCAGATCAACGACACCATCGATAAAGTCGATGTGGTCCTGACTGCCACCAAAACTGTCGGCGAAGGCGGCGAGATCGTTTACACCGCGACTTTGGTTGATAAAGACG